AGAAGGTTTACAAAAGTACACCAAGCGGTGTACAATGATAAAGCCAGCGGGTGCTGTTGTGGTGTGGCTCGCTGGCGACAATGAGAGGATAAACGGTGGAGAAGCTACTGACAGCTAAACAAGAGGCGTTTGCACAAGCTGTTGCTGATGGCATGACACAGAGTGACGCTTACAGACAATGCTATGACACTAAAACAAAAAGCGATAAAAGCGTAAATGAGATAGCGAGCCAGTTAATGGCTAATCTCAAGATATCCTCAAGAGTCGCTGAATTAAAAGCTAAATTATCGGATGAAATACTTTGGACTCGTAAAGAGGCGGCGGAAGTGCTAAGAAAGGCAATAAACTTAGGGCTTGACGCTGAAAGTCACGGCAAATTATCCGATGCCGTAAAGTCTGTAGAGGTGTTAAATAAAATGACAGGCTTTGAGGCTCCTCAAGTAGTGGAGTTTAAAGGCATGGGCGAGATTAGGCTTAACATCGTGAGAGGGGGTAGCGTTTGAGCGATGACAACATTCACGGCTGGGCGAGCGAAGCCTTAGGCTTAATGGAGCAACACCCTGAAGGCTGGCTAAAGAAGGTTTACACCAATCTCTGTTTCATTATTGGCGCAACAGATGAGCGCATCACACAAGCCGAGAAGTGGAACACGGCAAGGGAGCTTTACCAAGACGGCTTACCGCCTAGGGCGATAGGGGAGAAGCTAGGTTTATCGGCTCAACAGGTGCGCAACAAGGCCAGTAAGAGCGGGTGGCTCAACCTTACCAAGCTGAATAAAACGCTAAAGAAAGCTCCACAGAAGGGCGGGGCGAGAAAAGCCCAAGACTTTATCAAGCAATGCGACGCTTGTCATAGCCAGTTCAGGGCGAAGAGTGGCAATGAGCGGGTGTGCAATACGTGCCAAGCTGGGGCAATACAGGCAAAGGCTGGCCTGTTGGGCTGGAATGAACAGTAAACAGACTGTCGTTGACGTTGACCTAACGGTGATTCTTCAAGAGTGCCATGAGGCCGTGCTGTTTGACGAGTCACGTTTTAGGGTAGTCAATGCAGGGCGAGGCTGGGGAAAGACCTCACTTATCCTCGCCGATATGCTAATCGGGTGCTTGTCGGCTTACACAGATGCCCACGGAAGGCGTCTTTCGCCACGTTTAGGATATATGGCTCCCGACTTAAAGCAGGCTAAGGACATCTTTTGGGAGAGAGCCGTACATTTCTTCCACCCTATCACACAGCGTATCAACAAGAGCGAACACCGTATAACGCTCATCAATGGCGCAACGATTCACCTACTGGGTAGCAACTACCCTGACAGCGCAAGGGGTGCATACTTCACCCGCTTCTATCTTGATGAAGCGGCCTTTGCCAAGAGTACCGAGGAGATACTGACGAAGATTGTGAGGCCGATGCTAGACAGGGTGAGGCCATACGGCGAGATGCTCATAACCTCGACGCCTGACGGCCGCAACTACTTCTATGACTTGTGCAAGCGTGGCATTGACAAAGAGGAGGGGTGGAGCTACCACTGCTACCCAAGCGTAGAGGGTAAGTTCATTGACCAAGTGGCGGTGGATGCGGCGAGGCGAGACCTGACACTTGAAGCGTGGAGGCAGGAATACTTTGCAGAGTTCATTAACCCAAGCAACCAAGTGTACTATAAGTTTGACCGCACACAGCACACCAAGCCGATACCCTTTGTTGACGGCCTCACGATACACTGGGGATGGGATTTTAACATTGCCCCCGCCTGTCATAGCGTGCTGGCGCATCATCACAACGGGCGGATTTACGTGTTTGATGAGATAGCCGAGGGCAACACGCCTGCTAACATTGACGTGTTTTGCTCTAGGTACTCGCCCAACCAAGTGGTTGAGCTTAAGTTTTACGGCGATTACAACGGTAGCTACAGCACCAGCGGCACAGTTGACTACATCCTGATGGTTGAGACGCTTCACAGCAGGGGCTACAACGTGTCAATGCAGGACATCAGGGTGTACGGTGGCAACCCGATTGTGCGTAGCAGGGTGGAGAATGTCAACCGCCTGTTGCAAAATGCCAACGGCGAGAGGCGTATGTTTGTTGATGCCAAGGCCGCCCCTAAGCTAACGAGAGACCTTGAAGAGATGCGACGCTTGCCCACAGGCGACATAGACAAGCGAAGTGACCCCACCCTAAGCCATGCGAGCGATGCCCTAGGCTATTTGGCATGGGTGCTAGAGCCTCCCAAAATGCCGAACACTGAGAAGCCTAAGACGCTACTGTTACCAGTAGACTAGGGGTGTAACCATGGTTTACATCAGTAATGCAGGAGACCTACCCTATGGGCGCAGGTGTTCAAGACGGTAGCCACGCCAAAGCTGGCGCAAGCGGTAGCACACGTGGCGGTGAAGTGGGCAAGTACCTAGGTACAAAGAAGCCTATCACCAAAGGCACAACCCAAAAGCCAACGGGCAGCGGTAAGGGCAAAGGCTACTAACCGATGGATGAGCTGGATTTGATGCCAGTAGGTGCAGAGGCTGATGCGTTGGCCTCTGTTTACACCTATGAGAATGACGAAGGCGAGCAGGTAGAGCTAACCGAGGACTTGCAGAAGCGAGTCATTAGCCAACTGGTTAAGCAGTTTGAAAACATGGAGCAAGACCGCAAGACTAAAGCGGAACCTATATGGCGTGAAGTAGAGAAGCAACTAGAGCCAAGCTACAGCAGTAAGACGAAGGTGCTGGATATCAAGCTACCCTTTGCTAGGCAGGTGCTTAACACCTTGCAAGGCCATATTTGGGCAAGAAGCCTACAGGGCGAGAAGGTATTGTTTGATGTGCAGGGCGATGATGAGCAAGCCCAAGAGCAAGCCCCTACCTATAAAGCCTTACTCAACTACCTGTTTAGCCAAAACAAACTAAGGTGCAGGCTTGACCTACTGGCTGAGCATTACATCACAAAAGGCGTGTGCATCGCCTTTACTGGGCGGATGACTAAGACACGCAAAGTGCGGGTGCTTAGTGGGCAGATGGGGACAGAGCTACAACTTGGTATGAATGGGGAGGCCGAGTTTGTAGAGGTTGAGCAGACAGTAGCCGAGTTGGCAGACTTGCAGGTGGTTGACCCCTATACCTTTGTGTTTGATACCGATAACGCCGACAACTGGGATGAGTGCTTGAAGGCATACCGCAAGCCTATCGTCTATGAGGACTTAGCCGACAACACACTTTACGGCAACCATAGCGAGCTTAAAGAGCAGGTAAAGCAGCATATAGAGCAACAGAGCAGTGGTTACAACAACGTCGTAAAGGGTGTGAAGGCAAGCAAAGACGCTAAGGGCTTTTACCCTGATGGCAGGGTTGAGCTACTAGAGTTTTATGGTGACGTGCGCTTACCTAACGGTGACTTGTTGCGTAACTGGATGGTGACAATAGCAGCTAGAAGCCACGTTGTGCGTTTTGAGCCTAACCCCTACTACGTCAACCCCTTTGTTAAGGCGTTGTATGAGGAGACTACTTGCGGGTGGGGGCAAGGTGGCCCTATTGGCCAAGTGGTTAGCCTGATGGAAGGTGCTAGCCGTATGGCTAAGCAGGCCGTGGTAAGTAGTGAATATGCTATGAATCCGCCATACCTTGCACCTAAGGGGATGCTTCAGCAAAAGCAGTACAACATTAAGCCAGGCGATGTAGTGACGTATGAGCCTAACACAATGCTACCCAACGCCTTGCCACAACCCTTAGTGGCCAACCCTAACCCTGCCTTCCCTATCTTGCAGTTGTTAGAGAGCCAGACAGAAGCCACGACAGGAGCCACAAGGCAACTATCGGGTAATGTGACTAGCAGGGATAAGGCACAGACGGCTACAGAGTTTCAAGGCTTACAGGTTATTGGCAACCTTGTGATGGATAGGGTGATTGACCGCTTTAACCTTGACATGAAACTGCCAGCGATTGAGAAGCTGGCCTTGATGCAAAGCATGTTTTACCCTAAAGCCCTGACGATACCTGTTGAGGGGAGGGGTGGGGAAAGCGAGTTTGTGCAGGTTGAGCCTAGCCTATACTACCAAAACTACAAGTTCATCATTGTGGATAACAAGAGCGAGATGGAGCGTAAGCAGGGCTTGCAAGAGAAGATAGCCCTCATACAGCAAGGCGCACAGATACCCGACATTGCACAGCGCATGGACTGGGTAGAGCTTTACAAGTCACTATGGCGTGACCTTGGCTATGGCGAGGCCGACAAGTGGATTATGAACCACGATGAGCTGGTTGTTAAGCTGACGAAAGACACGGCAGCAATGGCGTTAGGCCAAGCCTTAGGGCAACAATCAGCTATGTTAGCAATGGGTACAGAACAGGCCATGATGATGGCAGGACAGGTGGCTTTAGATGCAGTTGATGCCGAAGGTGGATTACAAGCCGAGGGAGCTGGCGGAATTGGCACGCCAGTTGGAGCTATGCCAAGCATGGGTGGAGTTGAGCAAGGTGGTGAAGCAGCATTGCTTGGACAACTTGCAGGCATCGCAACCGCAAGCCCACAGGGGGCAGGCGTTTAGCGAGGAGGCTATGCGTAGGGTAGCGGATGAGCAGTTTCTCCGTGGCCTGTATGCGGGTGTGCATTTATGGGGTGAGCTGGCCAAAATACCAGTAGACTAAGTTTGTCGCTAACATCAGGGCGTTATCTGATGGTATCCGCAGCCAAGCGTAAGAGGCACTTAACGTATGTTACAAGATGATAAACAGTTCTTTGACAACACGGATGATGATTTTGAGCAAAACGAAGATATAGAAGGCTCTGAACCATTACCCGCAAATGAATCCGACGACGACGGCGAAGCTGATGAAGATGGCCAACCCCGCAACCGTGGCGATAGGACTAAAGCTATACGCCATTGGCGAGGCAAGTACAAAGAGACGGAACAAAGGCTTGAGCAACAGCAACAAAAGCTAGCCAGCCTTGAAGCCATGTACGAACAGCTAAACCAGCGTGGTTATGCCCCTCAACAGCAACAACCTGACCCTAGTTTGATTGACCAGCAACGCCAACAGCTCACCGACTACTTATGGGAGCGACCCGACGAAGTGCTAGGCAACTGGGCGCAACAGATACAACGCCAAACCTACGCTACTCAAGCCCCCTTAATGATGGATAAGGTGTACGAACACGCTGTAAGGGGTGACGCCTCGTTGACAGAGGCAATGAGCATACCAGTAGTAAGGGAGATACTAGACCCTTATGTGCAGGACATATTGTCACAACACGGCAATATGGCGCAGGCGGCTGAGCAAACCAAGCCCTTGGTTGGGCAAGTTCTCAAGCTGATTAACGTAGGGCGAGAGCTAGCACAACAGGCCAAGCCAGCACAGAAGGTTGCACCTGATAGAGCGGATTCATTTGCGGGTAAGCAGGCAAACCCAAGCAAGCAAGGCATTTATGGCGAACAGCTA